GTTATAGACTGTTTAGGTATCGCAACAGGTGGTCAAGGCAGTGCAACAGCAGTATGGCAAATGAATGGTTTTACTTTTGGAGACGGAAGTTTAGCTACGCCATTTGCATAATAACAACTTATGATGGGGCTTCGGCCCCATCTAATAATCTTAATTAAGGAGGGATTATGGCAGATACAGTAACAGGACCAACTATCTTACAACAAAACGATAAGAGAGTTGTCATTAAAATAGTAAACCAATCAGACGGATCAGGTGGAACCACAGTTTTTGGAGATGTCTCAGCTTTAGATGCTAGAGGAGACGGAACTGCAGTGGCTCACTTAGGACTACTTAGAGTTTGGTATTCATGTCAAGGTGGCGACGGAGGAGACTCTTTTGCAAGACTAGATGAAGAAGACTCTGATGGAGATATTCCTATCATTGGATTAACAGGCGCAGGATATTGGGACTTTAGAGAATTTGGTGGAATACCAGCAGATAAGTCTTCCAACAGTAACCAAAGTGACGTTAATTTTGTTGTACCCGGTGGTGCTGATGATGGTAACATGTATACGGTTATAGCAGAATTTCAAAAAATTTATTAAGGAGGGTAACTAATGGCCAATACAACTTCCGGCACAGTTACTTTCGACAAAACTTTTGCGGTTGATGATTTAATTGCAGAAGCATATGAACGAATTGGATCACAAGTAACTTCTGGATATCAATTAAAAACAGCACGACGTTCTTTAAACATAATGTTTCAAGAATGGGGTAATAGAGGTTTGCACTATTGGGAAATAGCTGAAACTAATATTGATTTAATTGAAGGCCAAACAGAATATATTTTTTATAGAGAAAGCGGAGATGGAACAAGTTCTAGCACAAATGCAACTTCTAATGTTTATGGTGTAGCAGATATTTTAGAAGCAACTTTAAGAACTAGTAGAACATCAACTTCACAAGCTGATCAAGCTTTAACAAAAATAGATAGATCTACATATTCTGCTTTATCAAATAAATTATCTAAAGGTACACCCTCACAATATTTCGTACAAAGATTTGTAGATAGAACTACTTTAACAGTTTATCCGACAGCAGATTCATCTAATGCATCTAAAGATTTACATTTTTATTACGTAAAAAGAATACAAGATGCAGATTCAACTTATACTGATGCAACAGATGTACCATTTAGATTTGTGCCTTGTATGGTATCAGGGCTTGCATTTTATTTAGCACAAAAATTTGCACCAGATAGAATACAAGCTATGAAACTTTATTATGAAGATGAACTAGCAAGAGCATTATCAGAAGATGGCTCTTCTACTAGTGTTCACATAACACCTAAAACTTATTACCCAGGAACATAATGGCAAGAGGAAAATATTCAAAAGCAATATCAGACAGATCAGGAATGGAATTTCCATATAACGAAATGTTAAAAGAATGGAACGGTTCATTTGTACATAGATCAGAATATGAAGAAAAACATCCTCAATTAGAATTAAGAACTAGAGGAGGAGATGCTGAAGGATTATTAAATTCAAGACCAGATAGAATTGAAAATGAAGTTATTGCAATACTAGGATTTAATCCTTTTGAAACTATTGCAGCTAGCTCTGGAATAATTAACGTGTTTGAAACAGGACACGGTAGATCTACAGGAGACACAGTTAGATTTAGAGGAGCACCTTCTACTTCTGCGTCTTTTAATAATCCACAAAATTTTGATGGTATTACAGGATCTAATGTAGCAAAATCCGCTGGCTACTCGATTACAGTTGGTAAAAGAGATTCAAGCGGAAATATAACACAAACAGATAATTTCTACCACTTTACTGTAGACACAGATACTGCTACAAGTGGAGGAGTATCAGGAGGAGGCAACAATTGTTCGGCTGGTCCGGCAACGTTGACAGCATAGTATGGCAGGATTAAGCGCATCAGGATTAAAAACACAAATAAGAAGCTACACAGAAGTTAGCTCTACAGTGCTATCAGATAGCGTTTTAGAAAACATTATCTTAAATGCACAATATAGAATATTTAGAGATATTCCTATAGATGCAGACAGAAAAACATCTACAGGTAATTTTACATCTGGAACAGGCACTGTAACTGTGCCAGCAGGAGCTGTGTTTGTTAGAGCAGTTCAGGTCTACACTGCAACTGGATCTACTTACACTGGCGCTAATACTTATTTAGAAAAAAGAGATTTAACATTTTTAGAAGAATATATTTCAGCAACCACATCTACTGGAACACCAAAATACTACGCCATGTTAGATACAGGAGCAACTGGAGAGAGTTCATCCAACTCTGGATCTATAATTGTTTCACCAACACCAGGTAGCACGTTTGCATACAAAATTCATTACAATGCAGCTCCAGCGCTATTAGAAAATAATGATACTAATTATATTAGTATGAATTTTCCAAATGGTCTGCTATATTGTTGCCTAGCAGAAACCTATGGTTTCTTAAAAGGCCCAGCTGATATGCTGCAATTATACGAACAAAAATACCAACAAGAAGTACAAAAATTTGGAGGAGAACAAATAGGTAGAAGAAGACGAGATGATTACACAGATGGAACAGTAAGAATCCCAGTTAATTCACAAACACCTTAAGGATTAAATTATGGCATCAACATTTTCAGATCTTGGTATAGAACTAATGGCAACCGGCGAGAATGCCGGTACATGGGGAACAAAAACTAATACTAACTTACAAATTGTAGAAAAAGCAATTGGTGGTTATGTAGAAAAAGCAATAACTAGTGGTGGCACAACACAGTTAACAATTACAGATGGAGATACAACAGAATCAGATTCAGTAGCTCGTCATGCTGTTATAAAATTAACAGGGACAATATCTGGTAACTCTATTGTAACTGTGCCAGATTCTATAGAAAAAGTTTATATTGTAACTAATGGCACATCTGGTGCATACACTGTTCAATTTAAAACAGCATCAGGAACAGGTATAACTTTTGGTGTATCAGAAAAAACTACAAGACTTGTTTATTCAGATGGAACTAATATTGTTGATGCAGGATTTGGTGGCGCGTCTGACATGGAAGGAAGAGAATTAGTTTTAGATGCTGATGGTGATACAACTCTTACAGCAGATACAGATGACCAGATAGATATTAAAATAGCGGGAGCAGATGATTTTCAATTTACAGCAAATACTTTTACTGCACAATCAGGTAGTAGTATTGTTGTGCCAGAGGGTGGACTTACTTTTGGAAGCACAGCGATAACTTCAACTGCAGCAGAACTTAATTTATTAGACGGAGTATCAGGATTAGTACAAGCAGACTTAACTAAACTCGCTGCGCTTGACGCAACAGCAGCAGAATTAAATATAGTTGATGGTGGAACATCAGCTACATCAACAACAGTTGCAGATGCAGATAGAGTTGTACTAAATGATAATGGCACAATGGTGCAAGTTGCAGTTACAGATTTAGCTGCATACTTTGATGATGAAATTACAGCAATGCCAAACCTTACGTCAGTTGGCACACTTACAACTTTAACAGTTGATAACATAATTATAAATGGAACTAATATAGGTCACACATCTGATACAGATGCGATAGCTATTGCTTCTAATGGTAATGTAACAGTATCACAAAACTTAACTGTAACTGGAGATATTACAGTGTCTGGTGATGATATTACTATGGGTACAAACACTGCAGGTAATATTTTAGTTGCAGATGGTACAAATTTTAATTCAATAGCTGCAGGTGATTTATCAGAAATTTCTACAATAGCTAATGATGATGTATTTTTAGCAGTTGATACTTCAGGTGGTGGTCTTAAAAAAGTTGCAAGATCAGTGGTTGTATCAGGGCTTGCTACATCTGCTGCATTAAGTAATATAGTTGAAGATACATCACCTCAATTAGGTGGTGACTTAGACACTAACTCTGCAAACATTTTAATTGATGACGCACACTTTATTGCAGATGAAAATGGTAACGAACAAATTATATTTCAAACAACAAGTTCAGCAGTTAATCAATTTGATATAACAAATGCTGCAACAAGTGGTGCACCAAAACTATCAGCAACTGGTGGTGATTCTAATATTGATTTAGAAATTGAAGCAAAAGGAACAGGCCATGTAACTGTTAGAGGTAATACAAATG